TAATGTATTCATCCATTGTCTAACAATCATTTCTTGATCATCTTCTTTAGTAGCATCTAATTCAAAAGTTTCTTGAACCTTAGCTAACTGGTTGAATACATTTTTAATGTCTTGACCGCCATTCAATGCATATTGAACAACTGCTTGAACTTCTTCAGGAAGTGTTTTGAATAACTCAATAGGAGCTGTCTGAGCTGTTTCAGTAACTTTATTGTTAATGTTAGCTGCAATCAATTCCTCAAAGTCATCGACAGTATAATCTGTCAATGGCTTATCATCATCAAATGGTTGTAATATTCCTTTTTCAATCATACGGTTAGCAGCTTCAATCATAGCATCTTTTGCTATTCTTGGTCTACCACCTTTATTAGGCTCTACATTATCATCTTCACTTCCTTCTGAAGTAGAAGAAGCATTAGTAGGACCATCTAATATGTCATCTAAAGGAACATCATCATCACCTGCTGGTGTATCATCTGTTTTGTCAAGGAACGCTGTGTCAACTTTACCTGAATCAAAAACTGACTTCTTATCATTTGCATTAGCACTTCCTAATACAGTAGCAGAAGCCACTCCTAATAATTCATCTAAGTTGTCAAAATCAACTTCTTCTACTGCAGCATTAGATGCTGCTTGTGCCGCTGCCGCTGCAGCTGCTATTTCTTCTTCTGTCATTTGGTTGGTTATTGGTTACTGACTATATATAATTTAAACAAATCTATTTAATATAAACATATAATGTTTAACTATTTTTTATGTAAAAATTTTATTGCAACATAATAAGACTAAAAAATGTAAAAACCTAATTACTTAGGTTTTTTCTGATCATACTTATTCTTGTTTTTAATAGCAATCTGAAGTTGTGTTTGAGCTATTTGTTGGTCATGAACCATCTTTTCTCTTTTAAGATCTAATTCTTGCTGAGCTAAATCCTTTTTATTATCTTCTTTTTGCTGATTAAAATCCATAGTTTGTTGGTACTCTTGAGAAGACTTGATTGCATCCATAGCATCAGTATAATCAGACTCACCATTGTTATTAAGATCTTGTTGAGCTGCGTACCCAGAAGCTTGTATCTCTGCTTGTAACAATCTTGCTCTTCTATCTTTTTCTTTCTCCATAGACTCATGATCATACTGCATTTGAAGTTCTTTTTGCTTAGCTTCAATTTCTGCTTGCTGTGCTTGTTGTGCTTGTTGTTGTTCAGCCAATTTATTTTCCTCAGCTTTTTTCTCAAGTTTCTTCAAGATGTTGTTCATTGTACCTATAGAGTCTGCTTGGAACATTTCTCCTAACTCATAAATGGTAGCTCCAGAAGTATTGTTTTGGATAACCATTTTCTTCATCTCTTCTAATAGATTTCTACTATATGCATCTGATTGACAGAATACATTCAAATCTATTAGCATTAAATCAGTACCATTAATCTCAAAGTTAGTTCTTTCATCTGCAGAAACCATTCCTTGAAGTCTAATAGATGGCTTGTTTGAATGATAATACTGAGCAAGGTCTGTTCTCATTTTGTGAACTCTTGGCATTAAATGATCTGAGTGCTGAATAAACAATGACTCAGTTTGAGCATAAGAACCTGTAACAGATTGCTCAACACCTGTTGCTGTAGTTTGACCAATTTGTTGACCTAAGCGTTGCGGTGTCAATCCAATTACTTCTAATGCTTGTTGCTTAAAGTAATTGGCTAATTGTATCCTTGACATCAACCTTTCTGTTTGAGCTAAGTCAAGTTTTTGGTAATGTTGGAAATTAGTTGGACTTTCAGTATTAGCAATACTTGGATCTAATGGAAGCATAGAGAAATCTTTCATAGCTACATAAGCTTTAGCTAAATTTCCTTTACCCCAATCTTCACCCATAGAATGCTTAGGTAATGCATTTTGGTCTAACACAATTACTGAACCAATCTCATCAATTAAAATATCTGAGATTTGGTTATTAACCATATTAAATCCAATTTGTGCCGGCCTAAGTAAATCAACTATACCAGAAGATTTTGTATTTCTATCAGAAAACACTCTTCCTTCAATTGGAATCTTACAACCATATAAAGTTTTATCTCCTTTAAACTGGAATCTTAAAGGTCCTATTTCTTTTTTGTCAATACCAATATAGATAGGATCAAACTCTGACTCTGTAGTAGAATTAAATACTGTTCTATTATTTCCAATCTTTACACCGCCCCAGGTTTGGTTAATCCAAAACCATTCAATATGATCACCAAAAATTAAATTCTCAGCAGTTTTTTCTTTACTGAATACTGTGTTATATAATGGCTGGTCAAGAACAATATAGTTTTCATCAACTATATCAGTAAATGTAGTACCATCTTCTTCAATCTTAGTTAAGTAACCAACTTTTCTTTGGGTTTTCCAATAAGCAGTAGTTACACGTAGCATACCAGAATTATGAATTAATCCGGAATGCTCACTTTCTCCAACAATCCAAGAAACTACATCATGTGTATTATATGAATTATCAATGAAAGATAAGTGTCTATTAAAATCAACACCATGCTTTCTATTAGCATCATAACTTGCATCAGTGTTATATAATGAACCATCATTAGCAATACCATCAATCATGTATCTTGCAGCTCTTGCAGGATGTAATAATTCCAATGCTCTTAATTGCTCATCATTCATTAAGTATCCATACTTATCTACAACATCAGATATTGTAAGCATATCTATAAAACCACCCCAGTTACTTTCTGAAGTATATCTGATACTTGGTGATTTATGATAAAATGTTAGAACAGGATTTAATACTTCAATTGCATAATCATCTTCCATCATTCTAAAATGCCAGAATTCACTATCGGTAATCAACATATCTTTGAATGCAATTTCTTCTAACTCATCCATGTTAAATCTATTGACATCAATAGCATGTTGTTTAGAAGCCCATTGCTCTCCTAATGTTTGATATGTTTTAGAATAGAAGTCCTCAATCTGTGGAAGTTTTTTAATAGCTTCAGGGTCTAACTGTTGTTTTGCCTGTTCACTATTAGGATCCATTCCTTGTTTCAACAATTCAGCTAACAATTTTTGAGAAGCATCTTCAATTAATGCTGCACTAATATCATTTAACTTATTGTCCATAATCTCATTATGAGAATACTCATCAATAGCTCTATACTGAACCTTTGTATTTCTTTTAGCAAATTCTGCAGAAAGTACATTGATTATATTTGGAATGATTGGATAAAACTTTAAATCTAATGCTGTATCTGTATTATGTTGCTGTGTAAGAGTTTCTATAATATCAGACATATCATTACTAACTTCAGGAATATAATCTGTCTTGTCAATAGTTCCCTTAGCAAGTTTATAGTTTTTCATTAATCTTCTAGCCTTGGTAGAAATCTGTTTGATTCCTTGCCATTCCATCCAGTTAAGATTTTGCTTAATCCATTCATCATCCTTATCTACTGCAGGAAGGAATTGGATTGGTTGAGTAAAGACACCAAAATTACTTCTTTTAGTTTTTTTACCTTTTTTTATGTCAATAGCGGATAAAATTTCCATATTATCTTATATTTTTAAATGGTGATCTATTTGGCCTTGCACTTGATTGCCTAGATTTACCAATATTCTTAAATGGGCTAGACTTCAATTTATACATTTTATCTGAATTATGCAAGTGTTCAGTGTCTTCATTTTCAATTCTTCCTACTAAACCTCTGTTTGCTTCTTGTATTTTTACAAAAGCAATCAATGCAGCAAGAGAAACAATTCTATCCACATTGACTCCAGGCTGGTATTGTTCCATTTCTACTATTGCCATCTTATCAGGTATTCTACTGATACCATGAAGTTTAGCAATACTATTACCTTCATCATCAAATTCTTCATCTAACACTTCTGAAAGATAAGCAATTAAATGAGGTAAAACAGAGTTTTTAAATACAGTAGAAATATTTCTCCATCCATAACTATGATGTTGATTAGATGTTTGTATAGCATCTTTTGTAAATACCATTTGAGAAGATGGAACTAAATATTTATGTTTTCTATGGAATTGCATATACTGAATAAATAAAGATACATTGACCTCTACTAATGTCCATGCTTGATACCATTCAATAATCATGCATAGCATTTCATGAGTCTGATCTAAATCATCATGCCTTCCGCACCATGAAGCTACAATTTTATCTCCATCAATAATTGTTTCTGTATCTCCATTCTTATATCTTCTTGTAACTTGAGCTGCAGTTTTGTATATAAAAATGGAACACAATGATTCTGATGTAGAAGACTTTCCTACAGCAACAGGGTCAATTGATGCATAATATGTTTGACAAAACACCTTATCTTCAATAGGTTCTTCCCATACTTGTAGTACACCGGTTTTATCCTGCAATGTTTTTGGCACTGGAAATATGTTGATTGGCAACTTCATTGTAGGAGTAGCAATTACTTCTCCATCTGCACCATATTTTAATTTATAACTTTTAAACGGATAATCACCTTCCTCAATTTTTCTTTTTTGATGAGAAAGTAATTGAGTATTGAATACACTTTCACCTCTAAAAGCAAATGCTTCTTCTAAGTTAGTTGGATGCTGAGAAACCCGGATTTGATACCTTTCTGGGGCTAAATCTTTTTTCCATTGTATTCTTTTTTCTAATATAGAAGCTAGAGCACCCTCCACATCACTATTACCAAACTTGTCAATATATGGTGGCATTGACCATTGTTCCGGAATAAATAGTCCAGTAGTTAATGTAATATGTCTATCATTAATCCATTTATTTTTTACACCATAAAAACCATTTCCTTCTGGTGTATACATAAATTGTTTTAATGGCTCACATTGTTTTAAATCACCCACAGATCCAGCACAAATAAATTGTCCTGTAGTAATATCTCCAGACTCCATAGCAGGGCGCATGAACTCATAAGTCTTATCCATACTTTTGGTAATTCCTGCTTCCTCATAAAAGAACAAAGTACAATTAT